AGTAGGAGCCTTTTGGTAACCCTACCTGGAGCCCTGAGATTAACGAGTACGATATAAGTCCGATCACAAAGCAGTTGAGAAGAACCACCTTCGGGTGGTTTTTTTTTGTTTTTCTGTTGACTTTTAATAGTTTAACACCATATAATATATAAATACTATTGAGTGCTCATTAGAGGCTCAAAATTAATCTTCGCTTAGAAAAGGAGGAATTATGACAATCTACGAAGAACCATTCGGTCGTTTAAGACCATTCGGTGTCGGGTTTGACGAAATGTTCAAAAGACTCGACAAAATCCATTCCCAACCACAAGGTAATTATCCACCTTACAATATTGTAAAGTTGGACGAAGACCAATTTGTGATTGAAATTGCAGCAGCTGGTTTCAGCAAGAAAGACTTTTCAATTGATTTGAAAGACTTATCTTTAAGAATAAAAGCTGGTAAAGATGAAGAAGTATCAAAAGACTTTATTCATCAAGGTATTGCTGCAAGATCATTTGAGAGAGTGTTTGCATTAGCAGAGCATGTTAAAGTGAAAGAAGCAACATACTCAGATGGTATCTTAGCTATTAAGCTGGTTAGGGAAATCCCAGAGGCAGAGAAACCTATACAAATAAAAGTCAAGTAGTTGACTTTAAACTCATTAGCCTTTATAATAGGGCCGTACGATATACGTGCGGCTTTATTTTATGATTATAAATAAGACTACACATTATGGAGGAAATATGTTTGAATCATTTCATAAACTTATGAAAGCAGGCAGAATCCACAAAATTTGGAACAAACTGGAGAAAAGCAATGTTCGGAAGAAACAAGCAAGAAATAGACGTAAATCAACTGAAGGAAACTCTTAAAGTAGATGAAGGAGTGGTCTATGAGATTTATAACGACCACCTTGGTTATCCTACATTCGGTATCGGGCACCTTGTCCTCGAAGGAGACGCAGAACATGGGGCTGCTGTTGGCACGCCGGTCTCAGAAGATAGAGTTGATGAGTGCTTCGAAAAAGATGTAGAGTCAGTTATAGGTGATTGCAAGAAACTTCACGAAGGTTGGGACGACTATCCTCAAGAAGTAAAACAGATAGTCGCTAATATGATGTTTAATATGGGCTTAACCAGATTAAGCAAGTTTAGTAAACACAACGCAGCACTTCAATCAGGTGATTGGGAAACAGCTGCTGTTGAGGGTAGAGACTCTCGTTGGTATGACCAGGTAACCAACAGAGCAGAACGGTTAATGACCAGGTTAGAGAATGTCTGATATGCTATTACAAGCACTTAAGAAAAAATTAGAAGGTGATGTGGCTGTAGCTAAAGCAAATGTTTTAGTATACAAAGAACAGTCAGTTGGTATTGGTGAGCATCCAGAAGTAGTACAAGCTATAGAAATGGAAGTAGCTAAGATGGCTGAAGCTCAAGATAAATTAGATACAGTCAATCAACTTCTTAACGAAAAAGAATTTATACAAGATTAAATTATGTTAAAGTGGCTAAACGGTGACGTTAGCGACAAAGGTAAAATTGGTATAACATTTGGTTGTATGGATTTGTTACATGCAGGTCATGTAGCAATGTTAGCAGAAGCCAAACAAAACTGTGATTACCTTATTGTCGGATTACAAAATGATCCCTCAGTTGATAGACCTGAGAAAAACAAGCCAATTCAATCTATCTTTGAAAGACAACTTCAAATCACTGCATGTCGATTTGTAGATGAAGTTGTTGTTTACAATACTGAAGATGATGTCTTAGATATACTTAAGACTCTACCTATTGACGTTCGTGTAATAGGATCCGATTATATGGAAAAAGACTTTACTGGCAAACAATATTGCGTTGACAACAATATAGAGATTGTGTATAATAGTAGAGATCATTCATTCAGTACGAGTGGACTAAGAGATAGAGTGAAGAACGCATGAAGTTTTATACAAGTATACAACAATACAATAACGTAATCCTTGAAAGATATATCGAGGATGGTGTACATAAACAAAGAGAAGTTCCATATCAACCTACTCTATTTGTTCCTACAGTAAAACAATCTCCATTCAAAACTATTACTGGAGAAGTAGTTGAACCAAGAGGATTCAACAGTATCAAAGAAGCAAGAGACTTCATTCAAGCAAGAGATAAAGTATCTAATGAACCAGTATATGGTATGCAACAGTTTGCATATGCATACATTAATGAAGAATATCAAAAGAGAGACTTTGACTTCAATCAACTTAACATTCTAAACTTTGATATTGAGACTAGATCCGACGAAGGATTTCCAAATATACAAACAGCCAATATGGATATATTATCTATAGCTGTAAGATGTAATGGTCAAAGTTATATACTTGGTTGTGGTGATTACAAAACAAGTGGTGATGACATTTACATTAAGTGTGCTAGTGAAGCTGACTTACTTCATAAATTTATTCAACTATGGAAAGACTTAGATCCAGATATAGTAACTGGCTGGAATATAGAAACTTTTGATATTCCTTATGTATGTAATAGAATCAAACGAATACTATCTACAGAAGCTGTAAGTGAATTATCTCCATTTGGATTAGTTAAAGATAGATTCTTTGGTAGACCAACTGAAGGAGAAGAACCAGAAGCAAAAGAAATATATGGTGTGACTATATTTGACTATCTAAGTTTATATAGAAAGTTTACTTATATCCAACAAGAAAGTTATGCATTGGATTATATTGGTGAAGCTGAACTTGGTCAAAAGAAACTTGACTATTCTGAATATGGAACATTAAACGAACTATACAAAAATGACTATCAAAAATTCTTAGACTATAACATTCGAGATGTTGTTTTAGTTGAGAAGTTAGATGATAAGATGAAACTACTTGAGCAAGCATGTACTATTGCTTATGATGCTGGAGTGAACTTAATTGACTCACTTACATCTGTGCGTATGTGGGATATCATTATACACAACTTCTTGATGGAAAAAAATATTGTTGTACCACCTAAACAATTTGGTGAGAAAGAAAACCAAGTAGAAGGTGCCTATGTAAAAGATCCACAAGTTGGATTACATAACTGGGTTGTATCATTTGACCTTAACAGTCTATATCCTCATTTGATTATGCAATACAATATTTCACCAGAAACATATGTAAGACATATTGGTCAAAGACCAACTGCTGATGAGATTATTGCTGGTCTATATGATAATGAAAACATAAAAGAGTTTATGAAAAAACATAATGTATCTGTTTGTGGTTCTGGTGCAATGTATACAAAAGACTTCCAAGGTTTTTTACCTAAGTTGATGGAAACTATGTACAATAGTAGAGTTGAATGGAAGACTAGAATGATTGAAGCTCAAAAGAAATATCAAAAAAACAAGACTAAGGAATTAGAGTATGAAATTGCTAAATGTAATAACATGCAAATGGCTAAGAAGATACAACTTAATTCAGCATATGGTGCTCTTGGTAATCAATACTTTAGGTTTTTTGATACTAAGTATGCTGAGTCTATTACTCTTAGTGGTCAGTTATCTATCAAGTGGATGGAAGTTAAGATCAATCAATTCCTCAACAAAAAACTCAATACACAAGAAGAAGATTACGTGGTTGCAGTTGATACAGATTCGTTATATGTTGTTCTTGATAACCTTGTTGAACAATCTGGTATTGATACAAGCGACACTGACAAAGTCATTGACTTTTTGGATAAAGTTGCACGTGAGGTTCTTGAACCGTTCATTGACAAAGGTTATAGAGAACTTGCAAACTATGTAAGTGCTTTTGAACAAAAGATGGTAATGAAAAGAGAGTGTATTGCTGATAAAGGAATATGGACTGGTAAAAAACATTACATCTTAAATGTATATGATAACGAAGGTGTTAGATACAAAGAACCTAAACTAAAGATGATGGGTATTGAATCTGTAAGATCAAGTACACCTGGTGTTGTAAGAAAAGCAATTAAAGAAGCTCTTGATGTATTAATGAAAGATGGTGAAATGGCATTGAGAGAATA